CCGCTGAAAGTACAACACCTACAATAGACCCTAGCGTCATTGAAAATTCAAATTTAGAAATATCTAAAGTAAAAGATGATGTTTCATCTATCAAATCTATGATGAATGAAATAATGCAAATTGTGGCTGAAAAAGAAACAATTACAAAAGAAATTTCAGATGAAGACACAAAACAAAGATTTAAAGATTTAGAAAAGATTATAATACCATTTTTATATAATCTATCTAAGAGTGATGAACCTTACATACATTGGCCTAACAGAGGACCAATTATTAAGGCACAAGTAGAAAAAATATTAAAACTAACAAGAGGATAAGAATGAACATTAATCAATTAAGAGAACAATTAAAGATTGACGAAGGAGTTAAGTACGAGGTCTATGATGACCATCTAGGTTACAAGACTTTTGGAATTGGTCATTTAGTAACTGCTAAAGACGAGGAATATGGTGCCAACGTAGGCCATCCAGTTTCAGAGGAAAGAGTTAATGCAGTATTTGACAGCGATGTAGAAACTTACGTAACAGAATCTAAAAAAGTATTTTCTGATTTAGATAAACTACCAGATGAAGCACAAGAGGTAATTGTAAATATGTGTTTTAATATGGGTGCTCCAAGACTATCAAAGTTTAAGAAGTTTGTAGCAGCCGTAAATGATGGTAATTGGTCAACAGCAGCCGTTGAAATGATGGACAGCCGTTGGGCAAAACAAGTTGGTGTTAGAGCAGAGAGATTAAGAGATAGAATTAAAGCACTATCTACTTGAACGCCTACACCGATTAACGATGAACATAAGAAACAACGTGATGACCTAAATGATATGTACTCTAAAAAAGGCATTTAAGACTTGACAAAGCTATTATACTATGATATAATGTACAGATACAATAAATGAAAGTGAATATAATATGAAAAAAGAGTTTAAGTTTGTAGAGTTAGATAAAACTGTTCTACCTAAAACCAAAGGCAAATCAGTTGACGGTTTTAGATTTTATGATATTAATGGTAAAGCCTATCCATCTGTAACAACAGTATTAGGTATTCTTAAAAAAGAAGGCCTACAAAAGTGGAGAGATGCAATTGGTGAAAAGGTTGCTCAATGGGAAATGGGTAGAGCCTCAAGGAGAGGTAAAGCAACTCATACCTTGGTTGAACAATACATCAAAAATGAAACACCAAGTATTAGAGCTGTATTGCCACTTGGATTGTTTAAATTACTAAAACCATACATAGATCAGATCGATAATATACATTTACTAGAGGCAATTATGTTTAGTCACAAACTTACAATTGCTGGTCAAGTAGATTGTGTTGCTGAGTACAATGGTAAACTATCTGTAATAGATTTTAAGACAGCCAACAAAGAGCGACAAGAAAGCTGGATTGACAATTATTTTATGCAATGTACGGCTTATGCTATGATGTATGAAGAAACTTTTGGTACCCCTATTGAACAAATAGTAATCATGTTAGCCAGTGAAGATGGCACATCACAAATCTTTGTTAAAAAACGTAAAGATTATGAACAAGACTTGATTAAAGCTATTGATGGTTTTTATAAATATTATGAAGAACTAAACAAAGATAAAATTCAAGCAAGTTAATTAAAAAAGTGGCCCATATTTTATCGTAAGGATAATATGAAAAAAACAATAATAGGACTTTTTTTTAGTTTATTTGTGTTATCAGCGAGTGCTGACCATGAAGAACAAACAGGCGAGGTCTATTTTCAAAATGTACCTGCTTTATGTGGCAAACCTGAAATGATTCAGGCATACACAGACCACGCAAATATGAAGCCACTTTTTATCTCATTAGGTAGAGAAGGCATGAACATTAATGGTGAAGCAGTTTATATGATGACTATAATGGTGAATACTGATAACACCGAAACAATGTCAGTAATTGATGTTCCTAGTGGAACAGAAAGATGTATATTATATCATACATTTGACCTAACAACGGTTGACAAAAACAAATAAGTATGATACATTAACAGAGTTGCAACTGTGTAGGTGAAAGCGAGAGTAAGTAACCTACACTTATATAATTAGGAGAATATAATGACAGACGATAGATCGGAAGACGCAAGTTATGAGAATGAAGCAAGTCCACCAACACCAATGGTGTCAATTTCATTAAAAGAATACGACAAGTTAAAAGACAAACAACACTACATAACAGACAAAGGCCTAATTGACATTATTGACAATATGGAAAGACTTTTAAGAGCTTTAAGAAAACATATAGTTAGATCGGACTTCAATGAATAGTAAAGAATTTAGTTTAAAGATTGAAAGTATAGTAAAAGAAAAGAGAATAAGTTATATGGATGCTGTAATTTTATATTGTGAAGAAAATGATATTGATTTGGAAACAGCAAAACCATTAGTATCGAAATCTTTAAAAGAAAAGATTAAATTAGAAGCCACAAATAAGAGAATGTTAAAATATCCTAAATGTGGGCAATTACCAATTTAGTATGTATGATGGTTTTGATGTATTTAAAGTATATTTGGGAGTTAAATTACACTTCACAACAAAAACTTATGATTATGTTAAATATGAAGGAAAGGTTAACGTTAAACTTGAAACATTTACAAAAAGAAATGATCGTTATTTCTTTTACAAGTTAAGCAAACAATATGGACAAAATGATATACTTGATTTCTTTGTTGCAAACTTTGCTTCAGATAGTAAGGGATGGATTGGTAACCTTTTACAAAGAGATGGTAAAGATGTGTTCCTGGATTATAAGAAACGTAAAGAATCCTTTATCTACCACTTTAGAAGTGATTGTACATCTATTGTTAATGACTTTCATGCTCGTGGTATTTCTTTTGATGATGGTTTTCTATGCCATAGCGGACAACATCCTAGATTTTTACGATTACTTATACAAAAGAAATTATCCTTACAAACCGCTATCGTGTTTGACCACTTCTTATCGTTTAGTAAGAATTGGACTAAAGAAATTACCGAGAAAGTTGTATGGCCTAAAATCTCATCTACGCTTACCAGATTAAAACCATTTATGAGATTTAATGAAACAGAATGTAAAATGATTATGAAAGAAGTCTTTGTAAATGAGTAAAGTATTTTGTATAGGTAATGGTGAAAGTAGAAAGTCATTTGATTTAAGAATACTAAAACCTCATGGGAGAACTTATGGTTGTAATGCTTTGTATAGAGATTTTACACCTGATGTATTGACAGCAGTTGACCATGGAATCATGCACGAGATATATCAAAGTGGTTATTGTGATAAGAATGAAACTTGGTTAAGAAATTGGACTAGAATACCAGCACCAACATACGATACATTAGTCTATGGTAATATGAAGAATGAAGATAAAGAATTAATTGACAAGTACCAATCAAACAAATTAGAAAACAAACGAGATGATAAACAAGAGTTTGTATTTCATGGTTCCAATCTTGCTGGCAAAGTACAAATATTAAAATCAAAATCTAATAAAAAAGAAGTTGTTGAAAAGAATATTAATCACACAAGTACCTATGTAAGTTGGACTAGTCCAGAGGATAAGGCAAACTCTTTAGATGATTTAGTTGAAGGTCAACGAGATAGTGGTTGGGCTTGTGGTGCTTCTAGTGGAAGAGTGGCGTTAATAAGAGAAAAGAATTTGCAAGAGTTATATTTAATTGGACACGATTTAGTCAGCGACACTCATAAAATTAATAATATGTACAAGGGTACAAAGTATTATGGAGTACCAGAGGCTTCACCAATACCATCTGTTAATTGGATTAATCAATGGAAAACTTTAATGACGGAATATCCTAAAGTTAAGTTTATTAAAGTCAATCCAGATGGAAATAGTGGTAAAACACCAGTAAGCTCCCCTATAAACGAATGGGCTGGTTTAAAGAATTTAGAGTATATGTCGTTTGAAAGGACACTTGACAAATTTAGTAAAGTGTGATATAATATAGACATATGTTTGACAATATAATTTATAGAACTTTAGACACCATAGTAAATTGGTGTGAAAAGTACAAGAATTATAGGATGAATAAGAGTCTTCCTAAACATGATCCCAATCAATTAAAAAAGTGGGTGAAACAACAAGAAAGACAAAAAAAGTCTTATAAATAAAAATGATACCGATTAAACAGGTAACACAAATACAACAATACGAAACATACAAAGGAGATATAATATGGATTTCGAAACGTTAAAAAGCTCGTCAAGTAACTTTGACAAACTAACAAAAGCACTAGAGCAAAACCTTGCTCCAGAAGATCAATCAAATAAAAACAAATATCAGGACGATAGATTTTGGAAACCAGAGATGGATAAAACTGGTAACGGCTATGCTGTTATTAGATTCTTACCATCAATTGAGGGTGAAGACTTACCTTGGCAAAGAGTATGGTCACATGCTTTCCAAGACAAAGGTGGTTGGTTTATTGAAAACTCTCTAACAACACTTGGTCAAAAAGATCCTGTTAGTGAAGAAAATACAAGACTATGGAATACTGGTTTAGATAGTGATAAAGAAATTGCTCGTAAGAGAAAAAGAAAATTATCATATCATGCTAATATCCTAGTAGTAAGTGATCCAAAACATCCAGAAAATGAAGGTCAAGTAAAATTATACAAATTCGGTAAAAAGATATTTGATAAGATTACTGAAGCGATGCAACCAGCATTTGAAGATGAAAGTCCAATCAATCCATTTGATTTTTGGAAAGGTGCAAACTTTAAACTAAAAATCAGAAAAGTTGATGGCTATTGGAACTATGATAAGTCTGAATTTGAGAGTGTATCAGCAATTGCTGAAAGTGATGATAAGATTAAAGAAATCTGGTCAAAACAACACGCTCTAAAAGCTTTCGTTGACCCTAGTAATTTTAAAACCTATGATGAACTCAAAGAGAAACTGAATAGGGTAATTACGGGTGATAGAAACGCCAGTACCGTTGAGAATGTAAGCCTCCCGCCTCAGACCAACGGTTCGGTGAAAAGTGCACCAGTTAACTCTATACCTAAGTCAAGTGATGATGACGATACGTTGTCTTACTTTAGTAAATTGGCTGAGGAAGAGTAATCTCTCTCTTAACTGAATGCTTTAAGGGGCCGTTAGAAATAACGGCCTCTTTTTTTATTTCCAGCGTATAAATATAGATATGGCTTCAATCCTAGACCCATTAGTAGATAAACAAGGTGGTATAA